AATGGCAATCAACGGCATAGCTTTTCCGAATAAACCGCCAAATAGCCCGCTTATCGCTTTTAACGGTCCCCCTAAAACAGTGCCTATTGATTTGCCAAGATTACCGAATACCCCGCCGATTTTTCCAATAGGACCCGCGGTAATTTTATCAAATACACCGCCAATCGCTCCCGAAAGCGAACCGCCCATTTTCCCGAAGGCACCCTTTATTTTTCCGCCTAATCCGCCAATCGGTTTTAAAATGCTGTTGCTTATCGCGTTTCCAATTTTCCCGAATCCTTTTATTTCGGAACCCGCGGCAAGCTTGCCTATGGCTGTTTTTACGTCCCCTACAGACGATTTAACGCCGCCAAAATATCCCTTGATTTGTTTTCCAAGCGTGGCAAATTTGCCGCCGCTCGTTACCGCCTCCGCTGCGCTATTAGCCGCGTCTGCACGAACTTTCAAAAACGAATGTACAGCTTTTAAAATACCGCCGTCCAATTCCAAAAAACCAAGTTTCCCGGCAAGTCCGCCGACTTTTAGCGCGGCAAGTCCGCCCGCAATTTTGGCGATTTGTTTAATTGCTTCGGGGTTCTTTTGTACAAACTCGTTTGCTTTGTTTAAAAATTCCGTTATGCCTTGTACAGCACTACGCATATTTGGCAAAAATAATTCGCCTATAGATGTTGCTACTCCGTCCCACGCCGATTTTGCTAATGTAATATCGCCGTTTAAATTGTCAAGTTTTACATTTGCCATTCTTTCTGCCGCGCCTGTTGCGTTGTTTACTGCATTTGATACTTTTTCAAAATCCTTCTCGCTTGCATTTACAATCGCCAACATTCCGGCAAAGCTTTCTTTTCCGAAAATTGCCGAAGCCGCGGCTACTTGTTCGGATTCTGACAAGCCGCCTAAACTACCGCGTAAATTTTCTATTACCTCTTCAAAGGTTTTCATTGTGCCGTCTGATTTTGTTAAACTTATGTTGTATTTATCCATATAGGCTTGCATTTGTTTTGTTGGCTTAGCCATATTGGAAAGTGCAGTTTTTAAAGATGTTCCCGCAACCTCGGCTTTGATTGAAGCGTTCGCCATAAGTCCTATGCCAAGCGACATATCTTCAACAGAATATCCAAGCGCACCCGCCACGGGCGCAACCTTTTGAAACGTTGCGCCCATCATTGCAACGTCTGTATTCGCATTGCTTGACGCTTGTGCCAAAACGTCTGCAAAATGCCCTGCGTCTCCGGCTGATAACCCAAACGCCGTTAAAGCGTCCGTTACAATGTCGGACACCGAACCTAAATCTTCACCCGAAGCGGCGGCAAGGTTCATAATGCCCGGCAAGCCTGACACCATTTCTTCTGTTTTCCACCCCGCCATTGCCATATATTCAAGAGCTTTTCCCGCTTCAATGGCTGTAAATTTTGTGGTTGCGCCCATTTCTTTTGCAACATTATTTAGCGTTGTCATTTCTTCAATTGACGCGCCCGAAATGGCTTTTACCGTTGACATCTGTTCTTGCAATCCCGCCGCGGGTGTTATAAAGCCTTTATAGAAAGCTGTTCCCGCTGCGGTTATAACTCCGGTTGTTTTTACCAACTCCGTTTTTGTTGCGGAAATAGCCGCCTTGTTTTGCTCTATAGCTGTATTTACACGTGCTAAATCTTCTTGCGCCTTTTTTACACGATTATATGATTTTTCAAGTTTATCATTTGCTTCTGTTAATTGGTTGGTATTTACTCCCGCCGCTTGAAGCTTATTTGATAATTCTGATAATTTTTGCTTCTGTTCGTCTAATTTATAGTTTTCCGCGCCTATGGCTCGTTCATTGTTCTTAATTTGGCTATTTAGCTTGTTTTTTTCGTTTCTTGTCGCTTGTAACTGATTTTGTAAATTCTTGTATTCTTCGGATTCGCTCCCTGTTGCTTTTTCCGTTTTCTTTAAAGCTTTCTGTAATTCTTTTTCCTTTGCAATGGTTTGTGCAAGTTCATTCTGAAGCGTGTCGTGCTTTGTTTCGTATTCCCGAACCTTTTCTTTTGTAGCGTTTATCGCTTCTTGCATTTTCTTATATGCCGAAATGTCGGTTTGTACTTTTTTTACGCTCTGCAATGTGCTTTGTAATTTCTTGACTGTTGACATAGCACCTTGAAAGCTGGAATTGAAGCTTGAACCCAAAGCCGCCGTAAGTTTCATTTGTAATTCATATTCTTTGCGTCCCGCCGCCATTTTATCAACTCCCAAGATACATAATAATTTCGGGCGGAATATACCGCCCGAAATATTATTTTTTATTTGTGTTTGTGTTGTTTGTTATCCTCATTGTACGCTTCAATAATATTGTCGCGCCAATAGAAAAAAACATCTATTGTCATATCTGCAAAAAAAGAAATTGGCGTATAACTTATATGTGCCAATCTGTAAAGTTCTTTTGCATACCAACCTTGCGGAATCTTTGCTATTCCGTATCGACTAAAAAATTTCGCACCGCGTCCGTAATCTTTTTAAAGTCCGAAGCGGGCATTGCTTCTATTACGTCGCTCGGAATGCCGCTTGCCTTGCTTGCCAGTTTGCCTAAGTAGTTGCGTGACAATATGGGGTCAAGCGCATATTCGTTATTGTTCATCATTTCGTTTTCAACCGCCACAAGGTCCCGCCCTGTCAGCTTGCTGAAATTAAAGCAAATGACTTTGTACTTTTGCCCTTGATATTCAAACGGTTTTTTGAAGGTGTGGTTATAAACGCCTACATTGCCCTTATTTTCAACGTTGTGATTAACAAGGGTAATTGTATTGTTTTCACTGTCGGGGCTGTTCACGGCGATTTCTGCCCCCTCTGCGTTGATTTCTGCCGTTGTGTTATTTCTTTCGTTATCCATAATATAACCTCCTGTTTATTTTCCAAGTGCTTTACGCACATTTGCAAGATAGTCCGTTCCATTGACTTCATATTTGAAATTAAGTATGTCAATTTCAAATTTTCTTTCGCCGTCAATAAAACACGCCCAATAAGTAATCGGATATTCGCCGCTTGCGTCTGCGGGAGTTGCCGGGGCAACCTTGCCGGGGGCAAGCTTTTTCGGGGCAACGATAAAAACGTGTTTTACCGCTATAACAGACGCATTACCCGAAGTATTCTCCGTTGACTGCTGTGCAACCCGTAAATCAATTTGGTGATTTACGGGTTCAAAAAGCCGAATCGCGTCTTTTGTAAGTGTGCGGAAGTTAAGCCCCAGCGTCATAGCTTCAACGTGTCCGCGGATAATGCTTTCAAATGTACCATTGATTCCCGCGCCCTTTACCTCTGTTGTAAGGTTCGCAATGTCGGGCAATGATACTTCTGCCATACCAAGAAATTCCGTGCCATTCTCATATACAGCAAAATTTATAATTGCTTCATCAATTTTTGGCATTTGTTATTACCTCCGTTATGAAATTAATGCCGCGGTCACATAAGCCGTGTCATATTCAAGCACAAATTCTATTTCCTTTGCGGGGGAAGGCGGTGTCAAAAATACGTGAAATACTGCCTTGCCGCTCATAAGCGACACTGTTGTATTTTCCGATTCGTTAAATTCAACGCGTCCTCCAAGGAGCTTTTCTTCGGCGACAAGTCCATTAAGCCATATATTAACGCTATCAATAATATTGTCAATAAAACGGCGGCTAAACTTGTTATCTACTTTGCTCCAATATGTCAGAACAAGAGAATTGGCAACCCAACCGAACATACGCGAAATGCAAAGAAAATAATCCTTTACATCTGTGTTTGCAGGATAACAAGCTGTTTCATTGCCCCACAACACATACCCGCCAATAAAATTAAGCGCGGTAACAATGCCCTGACTGTTAAGGTAATTAGCCTGTGTCAAATCAAGCAAAACCTCTGTGCCGTCTGCAATAACCGCGCTGTCAATTTTCAACAGCTTGTTTGACGGACTTTCGGCGGGACAACCGCCGTTGTTTGCGTCAACCGTTGCCATAAGTCCCGCCATTTGTGTTGACAAATGGAAAATTCGGTCGCCCAGCTTGACAAGCGGGAAACAAAGAGCTTGCTTTTTGTCATTAATATTTTTGGCTTTTTTCCAAGCGGTCACGTCGGAATAGTGCTTTACTGTTGTTGTGTCTACATCAATAAGTGAAACAGCTTCAAACACGCCGTTGATGTTTGCCGCTTTCGTTGCCATTATTGCCGCAACCTCTGAATCGCAACTCCATTTCGGGCAAATCAAAATGTCGGGGGTCAAGCCGTATTTGGGGAATACAGCTTCAAGCAATTCAAAGCCCGACGATTTTTTTGTATTAATATCAAATCCGCCGATTATATCCGACTTTGTGACTTGCAGGGGGTCAACCTTATCAAATGTAACCGACAATTCCGTTGTATTAGCAGGAATTGCGCCGCCGTCCAATATTTCAGCAATAAGCGTGTCGCCGTCATACAACAGGTCGTAATCCTCACCGCGCTTATAATCGCCAATTACAACCGTTTCCGCTATCGCGTCAAAAGGCAATTTAATTTTCCCGTCTGCAACACTGTACTTTTCAGCAGTTGCATTATTGATTTTGTGCTTTGTGGGGTCAAGAACGTTTACAATAAATACGGGCGA